GGGGACCCCACAAGGGCCCCCCTCCGGGGTGCTGATGCATCTACACTCTACGACACTATTCTGTGTCGTCCCGACCAGCTTGGGAACCCATGGGCTCGCAGTGGAAGTACACCACTAACAGAGAGATCCTCTGGAGTGAGTTTGAGGGTTGGATACCTCATTGTGTACCCTACCGCGAACGTCAGCGTTCGATGCAGCTTCAGGTGCACCCACTTGTCACTCAGGCAGGTGCTGTACTCAAGGAGATTCCCCTTCGCGAGAAGGAGGAGTACATGCTGGATCGAAACAACCGAGATAGGGCAGATCGCGCCGATTATGGTGCCGACCTGACCTATTGGAGCAAGGAGACCGTGGTTAACCACGCTCAACCTGCCACCGCACGGAATTGGACAGGACAGATCTCTCAGCCCGCGAACTACGTCCGCGGTCTGTGGATCCCTGGTGTCTGGACGAACCAGGACACCGGAAACCAGATCAGTCCTCTCTCTCTCCCGTCTTCGGTTGCTGAGTCATCATTGAACACCTTAGGTGCTCAGATGGTGAATCAGGCTTTGCCCACAATTGCCGCCTCGAACCTCGGAGTTGCTTTAACAGAACTCTATCGAGAAGGCATTCCTCGAGCCACTTTGGCCACCTTTCGCCAGTTGTCAAACATGACGAGAGGTGCAGCGGACGACTTCCTGAACTATCAGTTCGGGTGGAAGCCGCTTGTCAAGGAAGTCCTCCAACTCCGCGATGTTCTTTCGAACAAAGCAAACATCATCTCCCAACTGGAGCGTGATGCTGGACGTCTAGTCCGGAGAAGGAGGGGGTTACCCCCCGTGAACACAACAACAGCCTTCCGTTTGTTCGGAACTCAGGTTTACCCTGGGTCAAACGGGTTGTTGTATTCAACGGAGCCAGGTGCTTTGGGCACGCTCACGACTACCACTAACAAGTGGTTTTCGGGCGCCTTCCGCTACTACCTACCCACTGGCAATTCTCGGTGGGATCGGTGGTTTAAGAAGTCGCTTGAGCTTGACCGGTTATACGGTCTTAGCCTTACTCCCGAGACTCTCTGGGAGATCGCACCTTGGAGCTGGCTCGTCGACTGGGAGTCCAACATGGGTGACGTCATTTCCAACGCCACCAAAATGGCCCAGTACGGGATGGTTATGCCCTATGCGTACGTAATGTGGGAAGTGACCCGGGAGTACCGGTTTACTGGGTACATCGACGCGCAGAGTAATCGGCGCTTCGATGGGCCAAATCCCCGGTTCGACGTGACCTACCGAACGGTCCGTCGTTACCGACGCAAGGCAAATCCATTCGGATTCGGGGTGACTTGGGAGAGTCTCGACAAGACTCAACTGGGCATCCTCGCGGCGCTTGGTCTTACTAAGCTGAACAGGGGCGACTGATCGTCGTCCCTCCGCGAAACTGCTCCTCACCTGGACCGAGATCCGGTTCAGATTCACACCACTGGAGTTTCTGTGGCCTTCACTGACCCTCAGACCGTTCATACGAGCCGGACCGTTGCCACCTATTCGGGTGGTACCGCTGTCTCTCTTCCGAGGACAGGCACTGCTCTCAATCAGGGGGAGTTCGCTTCCTCTGACGGGAACATGCGTCTTACGTTCCGTCACCAGACTACGCCCAAGGGGCGTCTCCGGCACACGGTTCGCCTCTACAACCGCAAGGTTGCAGCGGACCCGCTGGACTCTACCCTCAACGCGTACTTCGACATGGCGCTCAATCTCACGATTGATCGTCCTGCGGTGGGTTATACCATCGCAGAAGCGAAGTCCGTCTGTGACGCGCTCTTCGCGCATCTAACCGCGTCGTCGGGCGCTCCCATCACCCAGCTTCTCGGTGGTGAGAGCTGACGGTACTGGGGTTTACACCCAGTAGTCAGTGAGGCTACAGGCAGGATTGGTCACCTCTTGGAGGCGCCATGAAAAGCCTGTTAGACCTATGGTGTGTTCTGGCGAGGGATGTTTCCTCGCTGTGTAGTGTCAGCACCCAGCGCGACGTTAAAACCGCCGCGCATCGGTTCGAACACGAGGGTTTGTCGTTTTTGACGATAACCCTTCCTTCCTTTGCTCGTGGCCTCGAACAGGCTCTCGAGCAGGGGAAGGCAAGTCCCGACCTCTGGCCCAGATGGGCGATCAGAGGCAGCACGCCTCGATTCCTCGGGGAGATGCTGGACAATGTGTTCGACCGTGGTACTGGTGTCCTGCTCAACACTGCCAATGCGGACTGCATCTGGGGCATGCGTCAGCTCTCGCTGGTCATGTCCAAGATCGAGCTACCCTGTGCACCGCACAGGATAGCCCGTGCCGCGGAGGCTTATGTTGAGTGTGAGAAGGAAGTCCGCGAGGTCGACTCTAGAGTCGGCGTTGCTGAGATGGAGTCGCTGTCTCGCGTCTTTACGACGCTTTTCGGCGACATCCTTTCGGAAGTAGACCGCGAGGTCTACAACTGCTCTCTCATTCCGCGTCATGGGTCTGGCGCCACTGCGGATCGAGTCACGGGAAACCGTAAGCTCGACCAAACAGAGTGGCCAGATCGTCTGGAACGGTACTTTCCTTACGGAGAATACGCGGTTCCAAACTGGAGATACTCGTATCTCCTCGACGCGGTGGACTTCCTCGAACCTGGTCGAGAACGACCCGTTAAGGTCGTCTTCGTTCCTAAGACGATGAAGACGCCACGAGTGATCGCTTAGGAACCTGTGTGTATGCAATACACACAACAGGCTCTGATGCGGGCACTCGTCCCTAGACTTGAGCAATCGAGAATAGGGCGAATGATCGGCTTCACGGAGCAAGAACCAAACAGGCTCCTTGCCTCCCGGGGATCTCTTGAAGGAGATCTCGCAACGCTCGATCTGAGCGAAGCGTCCGATCGCGTCTCCAACCAGCTCGTGATCCACCTTCTCAGGCACTGGCCTCACCTCTCTGGTGCGGTGCAGGCCTGTCGGTCTACACGAGCTGACGTGCCTGGTCATGGGGTGATCCCCCTAGCCAAGTACGCGTCTATGGGTTCAGCCCTCACCTTCCCACTTGAGGCCATGGTGTTTCTTTCTATCACCGTGGAGTCCCTCATTGGTAAGAGCGAGGTCTCAGGACACCGTTCCCTCCGTTCCGCTGTGACTCGGTGGGAGGAGGATGTGCGCGTCTTCGGAGACGACATTGTCGCCCCCGCGGACAGGGCACTTTCCGTGATCGCTGGCCTCGAGTCCTATGGGCTCAAGGTCAATCGCGACAAGAGCTTCTGGAGTGGCAAGTTCCGGGAGTCTTGTGGAGGAGATTATTACGCCGGCACTGATGTGTCGGTTGTCAAGGTCAGACAACCCTTGACTTTCTCTTCCAGCACGGCTGACGTGAACTGCTTGGAGGCAACAGTAGCCTTCCGAAACAACCTCTATGAGGCTGGATTGTGGAAGACTGCCTATTGGCTAGACGCACATTTGGAGAGGGGCTTAAACCGCCGCTTTCCTTATGTGACCGCCACCTCCTCGGGCCTTGGTCGCAGATCCTATCTGGGTTATTCCACAGAGAGGAACTGCCGGAACCTTCACGCCCCGTTGGTCAAGGCATGGGTTCCCTCCCGCGTCATCCCGACCTCTCGGTCGAGTGGCGAAGGAGCATTGCTCAAGCACCTCCTTAAACAGGGGGATGGTGTTCTCGCTAGAGACCACCTGGAGCGATCAGGACGTCCTAAGTCCGTCACAGTAAGACTTAGGTGGGTGCGGCCGTTTTAACGGTCGCAGCTGCGCTTAGCGC